ATATTCTACCAATGTGCATAACATCATCGAGAGGAGTAACACCACACATACCTATAGGATTACCTTTGTGTGTTATGGTAAATCCCTTTGCACCATCTTCTAAGAATGGAACAGCAAGTGCCATCTCTGGAGATGCACCAACTAATGCACACTCTCGAACATCAGAGATTCTTAAATTATTAACAAGGTGGTCTACATCAGAAAGTTTGCATGGTCTAAACTCAAACTGTCCTTTCTGAATGTATGTCATTTGTTATAAAGTTTTTGGAAACCTTCTTCTACTTGACGAACATAGCTTGGGTCACGCTTTGACATGTTCCAGTATCTTTCGTCTTTCATCATCTCTCGCAATCCATCTTCTGATTGCTGACCAGTTGGTGTTGCATCACCTATAGATGTGGTTGTTTTCAAAGCATTCATAACAGTTTCCATTGCCTTTACACCTTCTGCTGTTGCACAAAGATTAGCAATTTCTGCATGTTGCTCTGGTTTAAAAAACTTATTTGACCATAGCTCTACTGCTTGGACTCTTTCAATAGCATTATCCCCTAAGTTTTTCATCTCTGATTCTGGGTCAGACATACCAATATTCATTGCTTTCTTATACATCTCAATGCCTTCAGCAAACTCATCTTGGCTATAACCATTCTCATAAGATTGTTCAGCCCACCACTCTAGTAAATCATTACTCTTAGCAAGCTCATCATCGATACCTTCTGGTAATATGTAATCACCTTTCTTTTCCGGTCTGTCTTTATATGCTTCTGTTTCCAAGTCTTTCATAACTTGTGATTTAATATCATCTTCTTTCTGGCTTAACTTACCTTCAAGTTGTGAATAGGAGCTAGCCATATCCTCTGCTGATTTAAATTTTTCTGGCAACCAAGCTGGTCGTTCACCCATAGAATCTATTGGTTGTTCAGCTGTAGGAGTTGTATCGGTTGTAGGAGTTGTATCAGTTGTAGGGGTATTATTAGTCTCTACTTGTTCTGCTACTGTTGTTGATGTTTGTTCTTCACTCATATTAATCCTCTCTTGCTACTTTATCACCATGTGCTATTCGTCTTTCAATAACACCTACAATGTACCTAGCACCCTCTGCATGTCTAAGCACTTCGTCTGTAACTGCTGAACCATGTACTGCTTCAATAGTTATAGAACGTAAATATTTTAATACCTCTTTACCAACTGGAGTATTGAACAAAGCATGCGTATTCAAACTAACTGTCTCTTCATCTACTTGATATCTTGGAAAGCCATCAATATTACTGGTTACAATTGGTTTACTCTGCTGCTTGTTCATTTGGTGCTTCCTCCATTTGTTGTGGCTGCATCATTTGTTGTTGAGCTAACTGTTGTGCAGTTTGTACCAGTAGTTTACGTTCTTCTAAATCTCTTATCAGAGTATCAGGTACACCAAACTTCCTTGCTAAATGTGCTGCGGTTTCTTCTGTATTAACTAAAAGGTTTACTGTCTGTGGTCCAAATGAACCTCCTACAAGTTCTAGCCATCTTGCTATTGCAGATATATCTTGATTAGATTGTGCTTGAGCCAATGGTGAAACAGACTTCACTTTTATTTGTCTACCATTCAAAGTAGGTATCTCTATACGACCTTGCTTTTTTAAAATGAATACAACTCTTTGTAATACTGGCTGAACCATTTCAGCTTGTAATCTACCAAAAGCAGAACCCATACGTCTACTTAAGTCTGCCATTCTTTCTGCAACTTCTGTTGCACTTGCTGGTGTTCTATCTGGGTTACCAAGCATATCATTATACAATGCTCTCTTAATATTCTGACGCATATCACTCAGCACAAAGTTTGTAAAGTTAAGGTCACCAGCTTGTTTGATTGGTTGCAATCCAGCAGAGTTTGGTGCTTTTGGAATTACAGTTCCAGGCACTAAATTAATTGTATCAGGATTAATTACACCATCATCATCCATCTGATAGATTCCAGATATTGCCATTGCTGCATTATTAAGAATTGACTCTACTGTCAGGTTAGTAGTTTTAATTGCACTCAAACAGTTGAATATTGGACCTCTCCCATATACCTCACCAGCACATGTATTCCAGCGAAAACATATATATGGATTGCTACCAGTACCAACAAGAGATTCTTTTTTAAGAATAGATAATGTATTTAGTTCTATACATATATACATAAACGCATCTTCATTGAGCTTTGAATAATCTTTACATACAATCTCTAATAATTTTGTTTTAGAGTCAGGCTTAGAAATCATAGAGTTAGTTAACTCTTGTGGCATCTCTTGCTCTGGAAATAGTATATGTAAATCTGAATATCGAACTTGTCGCTCTCTATATACATGGTCAATATTATCATCAGGACCAACATCAAGAACTACATGAGGTAACGGAATAGCAGAGAAAGATATTGGATTAATAGCATCCCCCTCTGAAACATGAAGCACACCAGTACCTACAGCTAAATCCATAAACGACTCATGAACTTCTTGAGCAAAGTTTGAGTTCTGCAATACTTCAAAAACATATTCTGTTATTAACTCTAAATCATTATTAATTTCATCACGTTCTTCTAATGGTATCTCTGAGCCAGCAGCAAAATCAGCCCAACGAGCAAAGTTGGGGACAAGTCCTTGCTGGAGTCTTGATGCAAATTCTTGTACTCCAACGACAGCAGTCTCATCAAATATTCTTTCATCCCTACGTTCTCCTATGGTCTTAGATTTAAATGTTTCTCGCATAGGCATTGTATATTCGTAGCAGTCATCAAACACATCTTCAAAGTGCTGACGTACAGTCTTAGCTTTTTCAAATTTTTCTTTATAGTATTTGGCTAATTCTTTCGGCTCTGTTGGCATACCGATATGCATATTAGTACCTTCTTAAACCAGTTTGATTTTGTTGCGTACCTTGATTAAGAAAACCAGAACCCCCTGGAGAGCTTGTGAACAAAGAACCTCTACCTACTTTTCTTCTAAATACTGTACCACCAGTGTCATAGAATAAACTTGTTTTGACTGGACCTGTTGTTTCTACTTCTTCTTCAAGAGCTTTTTGTCTATTAACAATTTTTTGTTCTTCTTCTTCTTTTTGTGCAGCCTTTGTTTCTTCCTTTACCTCTTGTCTAGGTTCTGGAGTTGGGCTACCACCACCACCAAAGCACATACTTATCTCCTTATGTCCATTCCGAAAAAGTTCTTCTTTCTACTAATACTAGGTCTTTTAAATAAATCAAAGCCTTTTCTTGCGTTGAACGCTTGCATAGGTTTTTGCCCTGACATTAAACTTCTTCCTTCTCCAGCTCCTAACATTAGATATTGCAGAGCATCATGTATGTGAGAGAACATATTTTTCTCAGGTTTATCTTCGTATCTTTCTCCTGACACTTGCATTCTTCTGTAGCAGTAGCCACCTTGGAATCCTTTAATAAGTTGTGGACATCTTCTATCCATTAAGAATCCAGACTTTCCATCTACCATTTTATTTAGTTGTGAAGAAACAGACTCAAGTCTTAAGTCAATACTATTACTTGGAGCTGGTGTTGCTTTTAATCCAGCACCCCTTAAAATTTGAAAGGGGGTTGACTCATCTGTCTGCGCCCTAAAATCTCCAGCTGGGTCACCATAGATATACACATCAAGACTATTAAATCGTGTAGCAATTTCTTGTCTAAGTAGTTCTGCAAAACGAACTATACCCATATCAATAGCTACAATCTCAGACTGTATTAACCATCGACCTCGAACCTTTTGAGCAAACACAGCAGATGGAGTAAGACCAAAATCAATCCCAATATATAAAGGCACACCAACAGCAACTGGTATTTCCTCTTGTGCAATATGTGTATCACTCACAAAGTCTGGATAGACTGGCTTGCCATCTTGAATCATACCTAGACGATTCATTACATACACATCTATCCAACTTTTTGTTTTTCCGTTTACAATATTTGGGTAATAACTTTGCAATATGTTTTTGCTGTTCTCTGCTTTAGGTGTGGGGGAATAAGATATTATTTCGCCCTTCTCTCCAAGATTTTCTATCATTGCTGCTGGCTGTGTATAGAATCTCCAGTTCTCAGGCTTCACTAACATAGTTGCTTGCTCTCTTGGAATGTGGTCAGGAATAGGAACTTCACCTGACATGATAGCCCACCAATGGTCTTCTTCTGGTGCGTTAGTATCACAGATAACACCAGACCAACTAGCACCACCTTCTCTCATACTTGGATATCTACCAACACGCATAGTACACGCATCAACAATACTCTTTGGAATCTCTCTTGCTTCATTTACCCATATCCCAGTTAGCTCAAGAGAAAGAAGTTTCTTTACATCTTCTGGTCTATCAAGAGCAAGAAAGATAACCTCAAGGTCTAAATCATTCATAATAATGTGGTGAGTGTACGGAACTGACCACTTAAAATTTCCCCAATCTGATTCTGGAAACCAATCTAACCAAGTCTTAATTGTTGTCGTTCTAAGTTGTGGGTTTGTGTTTCTTATGATAGCCCAACGTGATTTACGAATTCCATCATCATTTGGCTTCTGCTCGAGAGCTCTTCGGAATACTTCTATGCAACACGCAACAGATTTACCAGAACCAACTGGACCTCGAATCCCTCTAAAGAAACTACTGTCCTTCATAAAATCTTTAAGAACTTCACCATCAGGCTTGTATGTAAACTTCATATTATCTCAGACCTTTATCAATCCCAGCCTTTAATAATTTCTCTATAGCTTCTTGTCCCCTAGCTTCAATAATATTATCAAGCATCTTGTTAGAAACAAATGATGCTCCATGCTTTTCATCAAAGTATTGAAAGTGTATATCCTTTACAATTCTTCTAAGCATTCTGTGTTCTTCTGGTTTGAGGGTATTGAGAAAACTCATGTAAACTTTCTATGTGATGCTGTCTTCTTTGCAATCTTCTTTGGTTGTTTAGCAACTTGTTTGCCCTTACGCATTGCTGCTCTTTTCTTTCGAGTGGTTGCTCGATACTCTGCATCACTCAATGACTTTATTGCAGACTCTGGTAAATACCTCTCCCCAGTTTTGAGAGAGGGTTTACCAGACTTAGTTCGCCACTTTTGCCTTGTCCATGCTCGTAGGCTTCTCTGACTCTTTGCTAAAGCCATTAGGTATATCCACCACCTTTGGCTTTATACTGCTTGGCTAACATCTGTGCCTTTCGTGCAGACCATTGCCCAGGATTTCCACCCTTGCCACTAGCCTTGATTCTACGAAAAAGTGCAGCCCTCATCTTAGGCTGTGTATAATTTCCAGCTGCGTTAACTGCCATTACTTTTTCTTCTTAGATGCCATAATTTTAGATTGAAGATTCTTTGGTAGAGTCTTCTGCTTTGCAGACAAACCATTCTTCTTCGCTGGTGGTCTACCTTTCTTGCTTCCG